CAAATACGGAGCCTTGATTTTATTCCAATAATAACGCTGCCTATCCGTTTCGCAGTCCTCAATACCGAAGATCTTCTTAGCAGAAGTGATGCGACCAAGTACGTCAGGTAGTTTGCTGGAGTGATTGTCGTTAACAATCCCTCGACCAGCAATTAGTTCAGAGATGTCGGCGCCTTTTATGTCTAATATTTCTGACTGCGTGTCTCGCAGTTCCGACCCTAAAACAGCATCGAACTTGGTTGCCATAAACACTCCTTATCCATTAGATTCTACCACTTTGGTATATCTATCCATTCACGACCTAAAAGAATCCTACACATCTTCTCACTTTCAGGCGTTCGTTGGTCGCATTTTATTCTATTTTCTATTGACCACATTGGTCTAAGGTTCGTATAATGTTGAAGTTTTATAAGTTCTTCTTCATTTTGAGCTTGCGAGCACGGACAAATATGATCGACATCCCACCCCAGACCATCTCGCGTGCCTTTATTTTCCCAGTTCATGCCAGGTTTCCATAGTGATTCTATATAAGCAATCACATCTGGTATGGATTTACCAAGCATCTCTTCTGACTTTCGGGTTTTCTTATATTTCTTACCTATCGCCATACCTATGCATGATCTAATGGCTCTTTTAATGTAGACCTTGTTTCGTTTGACTGGTAGGCAGCAAGAAACGATACCACCACACTTAAATGAAGACTCGTTAAATGTCTTCTCTTTGTCACAAATCTGACACTTACAGTTATATGATCGTCCAGAATAGGACACGACTTTCCAGGAGCCGTTCATAAGGCCCACTATTGGCTTGCCCCGTGTCTTATCGTGTCGATCTTTAGTTAATGCTAGCTTTAAACAACCGCAAGATTTTGTCTTACCGTACCTTAGACACGCGTAAGAAGTGTGATGTTCTTTTCCACAATCACATACACATTTAAACTTCCTATTCCTAGTAAAGGATCCAACTTCTTCTATTACAGTAAGAAGACCAAACTTAGTTCCAGGCGGAATATCCACCGCGTTCCATGCTCTCATCCCACTCCTCAATAGCTAAACAGCCAGATTTATTATACCAAATCAGGCAGTTAACCATTAGCGAATTACACTACTATTCGCAGTAAGCGGTTTCATCGTCCAACGAAAAACCCGAGTCCACGACCGGTTCATCGGCAAATGATTCGCGGATTTCTTTGATCGCGCGACAGTTCTGTATTTTATTTATTGCTCTTTCAGCGGTTTTCTTTACGGTATCGGTGGATACGTGAAGCATTGCTGCGATGTCTACGTCGGTTGAAGGTGTTTCAGGCATGTTGCGTGCCTCATAGGCGAACCAACAGTAACCGGACATTTGATCATCGATTGCCCATGCGCAACCTGGAAGGTTGGCTTCCTCTTCCTCAGATAGCTCCTTCTTAGAAGCCCTAAGTGTCTTAAGTCTTAAGACAGCTAAAGGACACCACTCCTTGGTTATTTGGCCAAGTTTGCGTGGACACCTAGACTTAAATCTGTCGTTAAGATCGCTCATTGAGCTCTCGCAAGAGGTTTAGTCTTGCTTGTTATACTCTGGACAAAATAAAAATCGGCTCCAGGTTTAAGCTGGAGCCGAAATCAGTATGATATTACTCAGCAGTGGTTGCTGCTGGCTTCTGAACACGAACAGCCAACAGCTGAACAACATGTCGGGCGCCGTTGATAGTGGTCTCAAGCGTTGAGCCAACTGGCTGATTTAAAAAACCAGTCGCGATGTCTTGGTTGGCAATGTCTTTGAGTACTGATTTAGAACGGAAGATGCCACGATCTTCAGGCTCGTCTGGCGTCGTAGAGGTAATCACGATTACATCATTTTCTGAGGTAACCTGATCTGCGGGAACCAGATCGCGTACGGCGTCGTCTTTATCAGACGATTCTTGCCAATCGGCTAGTTTCAGTTGGTCGGCAAGGGTTGCCACGTTTTCGCGTGACACACCCGGAACAGAAGAGATAAGAGCAGTGTTTTTGTACTGTACATCGTTTAGTGCAGCGTAAAAACGAGTCAAATCGTCTTGCATGGGGCGCAATTGCTCCATGAATTGCTTAAGTAGTGTTTGAGACACTCTCACAGCAAGGGCCAAATTAGCCACTTCGCGCTCTAATTCAGCTACACGAATTATAGCGGATTTACTGCGTTTTTTGTTTGATTCTGCGATTTTCATTAATTGTCTCCGTATTTGTTAAGCGCGTTTATCTTTTACCCGATTTGCCAATGCTTTGAGCAGCGTAACTTCTTCATTAGTGAATGGAAGCGCTGGTTGCTGAGCGTTTGTTCCCAAAATTTTAGCCAACTCTGAATTAAGGAACTCCCTGATGCGGGATTCAATTTGATCGTATTCTGCGCCCTTTTTCTTTACTACTCGAGAGGATAAAACGTCATTTATGGCGTTGGCTTGTTGCAGTTTAAGCTGTTCAGGCGTAAGCTTAATTGGTGTGTCGATTTTAAGAACATTTGTAGGTTCTTCTACTTGAACCTTGGGTTCAGTTTGCTGTGGTTGCATTTCTTCTACCTTTTGTGTGGGTTGCACGAAATCATGCATTGTTTTGATTTCAAAACCGTGCCTATCTGCCATAATTCCATAGAGCTGTTGGGCAGAATTAAACTGCGATCGCGTCAACGGTTCTTTATTGTCTACGCAGCGCTTCCAATGAGCCTCTACATCTGGGTCAACCATTAAGATTCGAGAAACAGAATTTTGTTCTTCGAACTCGCGAAGAACGTCTAGATCTTCTTCTATTAAGAGAGATTTGCGACCGTATATCTGCGGCCATGTGCAAGCCTCGCCGTACCACGATCTGTCAAAAACTACGTCTTGACCAGAAAGCGAAACCATCATCTCGATGAGAGATTCAAAGTATGTCGGCCCAGTGTAACCAGGTTGGTAGTATTTTTTATCTGGAGCGGAAAAATGGATAACCTTAAAACCTTTGGCTTCGTACAACTTGGCCGCAGAAGATTTAAAGCTCCTATCAATGCCTTCAATTACAATCCAAGCCATAAATAGATCTCCTCAATAGAGATATTTATACAAAAGAATTGTTATTGTTCAGTTATTCTTTTTCTAAGTCAGCAGCAACATTTATTGGATTGCGCGTCACCGTGCCCCCAATATTAGAAGCCTGCGTTGCACCATACTCTTTCGCAGTTTCCTGGAGCTGTTGAATAGGGGATCCAGCTTTAACTGCAGCCTCAGCATCTGCTTGCTTTTGACGTTCCGCGTCTCCATCGACCTGCTGACGTTGAAGATCGTGCTCATGATCCATTTGCTGCTGCTGCATTGCCGCTTGTTGCTTTTGTTGATCTTTGGCCTCTTTTTGAGCCTGTTTGGTCATAAGCAAATTCGACCATTGCAAGAACATTGGATCGCCAGGAAGATACTTGAGTTCATCTCGCTCTGTTGCACCCTTGTCGCCAAGGAATACTTCCCTCTGCTCGCCCTTAGTCATCATCTTATCGACGAGACCCCAGAAAGCCTGATTAAGTGGCAGATCTGCAATTGGATGGTCAATGGGTTTACGATCCTCATTTTTTAGAAGATCGTTCATCGAAGAAAATACGGTCATTTGTGCTTGACGCAGCGAAATGTCCGTCTGGGCTGTATCGTCTGTGTATCCGACAAATTTAAACTTATATTTAGATGCGAGTTCTTTATCTAACGCAGGAACAATGTCTTGGTTGATTAGGTCTTCAATAAAGTAAAGGATCGGCAAGAGACCGCGTTCACGAGAATACGTGATCTTAAATTGTCCAGATTCTTTTGCTTGCGCAGCTGCGCGACCGTTGGCTGTAGTTAAGTAATCTAGACCGACTTCAATGGGATCGATCTGAAATTGTGCGCAAATTGATCGCATGACGTGGGAGTTGAAGTTGATGTACTCCATCTCGCGTGCAGATCCTGACATCGGTATCCATTGAACGTCGTCGAGACCTGCGACAATCGGAGTGCGCCAAGCGTTGTTCGAGCCAGAAATAGTGTTGTAGAACTGACGACGGAAAGACGCGAGAGTGTTTTGAGTAACAGTTCCTTTGAGGTGCAAGATACCTCGAGCTGCATATCCGTGCGTAAAGTAATTTGCATTGTATGACTCAACATTAAGATGGTTGGTGATCATGATCACAGCTTGCTCAACCATCGATATCGCATATCCGTTAGAGTCGGCAAAATTCTTTGGATTGAACAACTTAAATACCATGTCTTCATCGCCAAAGACGTTGATGACGCGCATGTCCATTGTTTGCTGGACGTATTTAAGATATTCCGAGTCCGGGTTGTTAATCTGACCATCCCCGCGGGGATCGTTGTCAGAGCGCTTTTTATGATAAAGCTCAAGAGCTATTTTGGCCTGGTTCTCAACGGTATCTTTTGAAACGTTTGGGTTTACCCTATAAACCGTCTCGGCAGGAAGCGGACGGAATCTATGGAGCGATCCTTTTCGGGTTAAAACTTTTTCTGTTGCGATATGACCAAACGTAAGCGCATCCCACGTAATTAGTTTAAGAAACTCTCCAAAGAGCATCTCTTCGCCACGCGGGGTGCCGTCGGTGCGACCACAATGGTACACGTACTCTTCCAGCATGCGGATGTTTTCGATATCTTCCTGCGTCATCGGCTCGTGGTGATTAACCTTTACGAAACGATAACCCATGTCATACTTCTTCTCTTGTGGTCGGGAGAAGCGAAGGACAGTATCACATCTGATTTGCAGGATGGCATTAACGAGCCAGTCGCGCATTGAGATTTCTCTCAACGTACGGTTTGCGATGCGGGAGATCTTTGATTTAGAAAGAAAATAATTATGCGCCGCGTGATCATAATACGGGTCTGTTAGGATAGCGCGGCTACCAACTAAATCTTGCGAATCTTGTGACCGGTTTTGTTCCTGTAGAGAGTCAGGGAGTTTATCGCCATCTGATTTGGTCAGATCTTCGATATCTTTACGAAGAGATTCGGTAACTGCTTTTTTAATATCTTCAATCCAAGACATCTTTGTCTCCGGCCTTAAGGTGGTCTTATTATACGATCAGAACTGCCATATGAAGCCGCCGTCAGCACCCTGCTCTTCATCGTCTTCTATTTCAGATAGCCTTCCTATTTTACCCATCTTGTCGAGATTAACCTCCGGATTAAACGGAATATTGTTAACCTTAGCGTATTCTTCTGGCGTGGGTGGTTTAAAAAAGCTTCCCGTTGAGTCAACTAATTTAGTCATATCAACGTCTAGTCCTGCAGAAGACAATATTACTGCACCCTTGCCGAATAAGTTGGTTACGGCATATCTTAACGCGTCGATCCAGTGATCATGTTCGGTGTCTGGGTCATCGGTTATCATACCCGCAGCATCGACCTTGTAATGATAGAGCTGAAATTCTTTTATCAGAGGCTGGCACGTCTCTTGAGCTAAGAAGATCTTTGGTTCTCCGGCGCCTGGTACTTTTAACCACTTCTTAATAACTTGAATGCCGGTGTTAACTTGACCCTTATCTGTATTCGTTGAAGTAGGTAGGCCTAGTTTACGCATTTCAACAGCATCGCCTGGATCTGCTTGATCAGGAAAATAGAGCTGCGTGCGATACACTTGGTGCCATTTGTTTTTCACGTGATGCATCCAGGCGGGTCTTGAAATATATGTCATGCCGTCGCAGCGAACAATATATATGTTTTCTTTTGAGTCAACAAAGAAAGTAACTAACGTATGCGGATTTGACCACCCCCAGTCAATACCGGAATACGCTGGTAGCCCCATATTCAAGCACTTCTTGACGAATATATCGTGATTGCACTCGCCAGGAAACTCCTTTCCTGTGAGTATGTGCCACATCTGGTTCCACGTCTTTACGTGAGTGCGCTCGTCGAACTCTTTAAAAACAATTCCCTCTACAGAGGGCTTGAGGTTCATCAACTGAGACATTGCCCAATCTGGGCCTTCGGACAAGATCTTTTGCGAAAGCTCGTCAATAGACTTAAGCATAGGCGAAGTTGACGTCTGATTTTTTGCATCCCCAAGGCATATCGGGGCAAGGGGGCACTTATAGCAACCAGAATACATCTCGTACGCGGCGTAATCTTTTTTCTTTTGATCGCCAAGTTTTGCATAGTCTAAAGG